CCTTTATTTACCTGAGAAAAAAGTTTCAAAAATAAAGGTTAACTTTGCAAGGTATAGTAACAAGGGCAAATATAGCGAAATTATTAGATGAAAAAAGTAAACATAAATATATCATCTGCCGGATTTCCAAGCCAATTTGTATCTGATTCAGAGAAAGCTACTGATGAATTTGGATTACAAATAGGACAGGCTATTCAATACGAATGGTTTAAAAAAGACGGCAGTGGTTGTAGATACTTTAGTCAGTGGAGAGACTTCAATAGACTAAGATTGTACGCAAGAGGTGAACAAGGTACAGGAAAATATAAAAACGAATTAGCAGTTGACGGAGATTTGTCTTATCTAAATTTGGATTGGACCCCCGTACCTGTATTACCTAAGTTTGTAGATATCGTAGTTAACGGTATGCAAGATAGAGAGTTTAGTGTTAAGGCTTACGCACAAGATGCTATGTCTCAATCTAAAAGAAGTAAGTATCAACAAATGATTGAAGGGCAAATGGTAGCTAAACCAATGCTCGAAACTATACAACAGAAGACCGGTGTCAATCCTTTTACTATGGAACCGGAGGACCTTCCTCAAACTGATGATGAGTTAAAGCTATATATGCAGTTGAACTATAAACCTGCAATTGAAATAGCAGAGGAAGAAGCGATTTCAACAATATTTGAAAGCAATAAATATAATGATATAAGAAAGCAGTTAGATTATGATTTAACTGTTTTAGGTGTTTCAGTAGCAAAGCACGAATTTTTACCCGGTGATGGGGTTAGACTTAAATATGTTGACCCTGCTAATGTTGTCTATAGCTATACAGAAGACCCTCACTTTAAAGATTGTTTCTATTGGGGAGAAATTAAAACAGTACCAATTACTGAGTTAATTAAAATTGACCCAACTTTAACTAACAATGATTTAGAAGAAATATCTTCATATGCACAAAGTTGGTTTGATTATTTTAATATAGCACAATATTATCAAAATGATATTTTCTATAAGGATACTGCTACGTTAATGTACTTCAATTATAAGTCTACTAAAAAAGTCACTTATAAAAGAAAAGTAAAAGATAATGGTAATGTAACTATGGTGGAAAAGGATGATACTTTTAATCCACCTATTGAAATGCAGGAAGAAGGAAACTTTGAAAAAGTTCAAAAAACAGTTGACGTATGGTATGAAGGGGTAATGGTTATGGGTACTAACATTATTCTCAAGTGGGACTTGATGGAAAATATGGTTAGACCTCAATCAGCAACCCAACACGCTATACCAAATTATGTAGCAGTTGCACCAAGAATGTATAAAGGTGTTATTGAATCTTTAGTAAGAAGAATGATACCTTTCGCTGATTTGATTCAGATTACACATTTAAAACTACAACAGGTTATAGCGAGAGTTGTACCTGATGGTGTGTTTATTGATGCTGATGGACTGAATGAAGTGGACCTTGGCACAGGGAATGCTTATAATCCCGAGGATGCTTTAAGGTTGTATTTTCAAACAGGTTCTGTTATTGGTAGAAGTTATACTCAAGAAGGAGACTTTAATCAAGCAAGAATTCCTATAAAAGAGTTACAGTCATCTTCGGGTGCATCGAAAACTCAAATGCTTTTAAGCAACTACAATCATTATTTAAACCAAATTAGATTAGTAACAGGGCTAAACGAAGCAAGAGATGGAAGCACACCTGACCCTAACTCTTTGGTTGGGTTACAAAAGTTAGCTGCATTAAATTCAAATGTAGCGACAAGACATATTTTAGATGGAAGCTTATACATATATCGTAGTCTTGCTGAGGCAACTACATATAGAGTAGCTGACATTTTGCAATACTCTGACTTTAAAGAAGAATTTATAAACCAAATCGGTAAATACAACGTCTCTATATTAAGTGATATAAATGATTTGTATATATATGATTTCGGAATATTTATTGAGTTAGCACCGGATGAAGAACAAAAACAACAATTGGAACAAAACATCCAAATGGCTTTATCTAAAGGTGATATTAATTTGGAGGATGCTATTGATATTCGTGAGATAAAAAATCTTAAACTTGCTAACCAACTTCTTAAAATGAAAAGGGTTTCTAAGCAAGAGAGAGATGAAAAAATGGCTATGCAGAAACAAGCTATGCAGTCTCAACAACAACTTAAGTCTCAAGAGATGGCAGTTCAGGCAGCACAGATGAAAGTGCAAATGGAGACAAAAGCAAAAATGGAGTTTAGACAAGCCGACATTGCTTTTGAAATAGAGAAATTAAAAGCTGAAGCACAATTGAAATCTCAATTAATGCAACAAGAGTTTGACTTAAATATGCAATTAAGAAATGCAGATGCAGAATTATTACAAAGCAGAGAGAGTCAAAGAGAAGATGCAAAAGCAAAAAGAATTTCTCAAGCTAATACAGAGCAATCTAAAATGATTAACCAACGTAAAAATAATTTACCTCCGATTAACTTTGAATCAAACGAGGATAGTTTAGATGGGTTTGACCTTGCAGAATTTAACCCAAGGTAACCGTCTAAAACTATAATAATTTTTGTGTAACTTTGTATAAAATTAAATTCAATTAAATATGGAAATAAAAGTAAGAGCAGTTGAAAGCAACGAAGAAAAGTCTATACAACAAGTTGAACAAGAGTTGTTAGATAAACACGAAGCACAACTAAATAACGAAACCACTCCTACACCTGAGACAGTAATTGTAAAGGAAGAAGTAGTTTCTAAAGAAGAGCCTAAGGCTGCAGAGCCTGAAGCAAAAGAAGAAATTAAAACTCAATCCTCAGAGTTAACCGAGGAAGATGTTCTTAAATTTATTGGTAATAGATATGGAAAAGAGTTTAAGTCTATTGACGAACTCAATCAACAGAGAGAGGAAGAACCTCTGCCTGAAGATGTTTCTAAATATCTACAGTATAAAAAAGATACAGGTCGTGGATTCGATGACTTTGCAAAATTGCAAAAGAATTACGATGAAATGGAACCTGACAATTTGCTAAGAGAATATTTATCTGCAACAGAAAAAGGTTTGGATGCAGAAGATATTGAAGACTTAATGGAAGATTATCATTATGATGAAGATATAGATGATGAAAAATCCATTAAGAAAATAAAATTAGCAAAGAAAAAGACTATTGCGAAAGCCAAGGAGTTTTTTGAGAAGCAACAGGAAACATATAAAGTTCCTCTCGAGTCGAGAAGGGGTCCAATTCCTGAAGTGGAAAACGAAGACTACGAGGCATATAAACAATATATAGCTGAAGCGAAGACAGTTAATGAACAAAACGCTCTTAAGAGTGAGGTGTTCACGAAGAAGACTGACAATGTGTTTAGTGAGTTCAAAGGTTTTGAGTTTACGTTAGACGACAATAAAGTTTATTTTTCTCCCGGTGATGCTGCTGAAATCAAGAAGACCCAAATGGACCCTTCTAACTTTATAAGAAAGTTTTTAGATGACAATGGGTTAATGAATGATGCAGGTGGTTATCACAGGTCATTAGCGATGGCGATGCACCCCGACAAATTTGCTAAGTTCTTTTATGAACAAGGTAAATCTGCTGCTGCTGAAGACACTATGAAGAAGTTAAAAAATGTAAATATGACGACTCGTAGTGCTCCTGAAGTATCATCAAAAGGAGGGATGCAAATAAAATCTTTAAGTAATGACTCAGGTCGTGGGTTAAAGATTAGGAATAGAAATAAATAACGTTTAAAAAAAAAAGTAAAATTATGAGTGTACAAGCAACTCCCGGTTTTGACTTACAACCAAGTGCTCAAAGAGTACCGCTTAAGTCAAACTATATTACTAATTTTGATTTCTTGAATCAGTATCTTCCTGATACTTATGAAAAGGAATTCGAAAGATATGGTAATAGAACAATCTCCTCATTCCTTAGAATGGTAGGAGCAGAAATGCCTTCTAACTCTGACCTTATTAAATGGGCAGAACAAGGAAGACTTCACACTAAATATGTAAACTGTACTACTGCTGCACTTGCAGGAGATTTAGAGTTTACATTAACAGTGAATGATGCAGGTAACCCTGCTTTCAGTGCAAACAACAGTATCGCAATCAGAATTGGACAAACCGTAATGGTGAGTGACAATGCAGGTGGTGGTTCAGTTAAATGTATTGTAACTGACGTAGATTACGCAGCACAAACTTTCAAGGTTGCAACTTATCCTGATACAGGTATTCCTATTGCAGGTGCAGCAGCGAAGTTTACTGTATTCATTTACGGTTCTGAATTTAAAAAAGGTACTCACGGAATGAAAGGTTCTCTTGAGGCTGATGACTTTATCTTCGAGAACTCTCCAATTATCATTAAAGATAAGTATGCAGTATCAGGTTCAGATATGGCTCAAATCGGTTGGGTAGAAATTACAACTGAAAATGGAGCAAACGGATACCTATGGTATTTGAAGTCTGAGCACGAAACAAGACTTAGATTTGATGACTACTTGGAAACTTCTATGATTGAAGCAGTTCCTGCTGATGCAGCAGGTGGTGTTGCTACTCAAGCAGTAGTAGGTGCTGAAGATGTAGGTAACAAAGGTTCTGAAGGTATCTTCTACGTTGTTGAAGACAGAGGTAACGTATGGGGTGGTGGAAACCCAACTACTCTTCCTGAGTGGGATACAGTTATTTCAAGACTTGACAAGCAAGGAGCAATCGAAGAAAACGTAATCTTTGTAGATAGAGATTTCTCTTTCGACATTGATGATATGCTTTCTGAGCAATCTTCTAATGCTGCAGGTGGTGTTTCTTACGGTCTATTTGACAACGAAAAAGAAATGGCATTGAACTTAGGTTTCACAGGATTCCGTAGAGGATATGACTTCTACAAGTCTGATTGGAAATATCTAAACGACCCAACTATGAGAGGTGGTTTAGCATCAGGACCGGCAGGTGTTGGTGGCTCAGGTAGAGTTAATGGACTTTTAGTCCCTGCAGGTTCTACTTCAGTATACGACCAAGTGTTAGGTAAAAACGCTAAGAGACCATTCTTGCACGTTAGATATAGAGCTTCAGAAACTGAAGATAGACGTTACAAGACTTGGATTACAGGTTCTGCAGGTGGAGCAGAAACTTCAAGCTTAGATGCTATGGAGGTTCACTTCTTATCTGAAAGAGCAGTATGTACTTTAGGTGCTAACAACTTCTTCTTATTCCAAGATTAAGATGATTATATTGGGGGAGTGTCTTTAAAGACACTCTCCCTTTTTTTAAACTTTAATTAAATTTTATAATAATGGCAAAAAAAACCAACAAGCAATTTGTAGCTAAGAGTTACAAGCTTACAAGAAACCGAGCACCTTTATCTTTTATGCTGCCGGTTAGACACTCCAAAAGATTTTCACTATTACATTTTGATGACACAACAGGAACCAACAGGGAACTTCGTTATGCACGAAACCAAAAGTCTTGTTTTGTAGATGAGCAAGATGAAAATGCATTAATGGAACCCATTATCTTTGAAGATGGGTTTTTGCACGTTGCTAAAGAGAATCAAGTTTTACAAGAATTTCTTCATTATCATCCATTAAATGGAAAGCAGTTTACTGAAATGGATAAAGCTAAAGATGCGGCAAAAGAGGTTGAAGACCTTATGGTGGAAGCAGATGCTTTAGCTGAAGCTAAAAAACTATCTATTGAGCAACTTGAAAATGTATGTAGAGTATTGTTTGGCACTGATACCACTAAATTATCAACTGCTGAATTAAAAAGAGATGTATTAGTATTCGCAAGAAATAATCCTTCTGATTTCTTAGAGGTTATTAATGACCCTGATTTGAAATTTATGGGAACTATACAAAGATTATTTGACCAAGGTTTATTGACAACTCGTAAGAGCGGTAAAGAAGTTTGGTACAATACACCAACTAATAAAACCAAAATGCTAAATGTTCCTTTTGGAGCAGAAGCTGAGGATATGGCAGGTTCATTTTTACAAAGTGATGATGGATTAGAAGCACTTAAACACTTAGAGGGTTTATTGGATTAGTAGTAATAATCACTTATTCTAAGAGAGGGGTCAGTTTTCTGACTCCTCTTTTTTTTTCATTATCTTTGTAAAAAAGAATGACAGATGATAAATTCAGTTAGACAAACAGTAATGTCGGTACTGAATAAGAATAACTACGGATATATATCCCCATCGGATTTTAACTTATTTGCAAAACAAGCACAGTTAGATTTATTT